CATTGTAAAGGAAGTTGCACTTCCATCACCTGAGAATGTTTGAGTATTTAAATTATTTCCACTTACACCTGCCTTTACAGAATAAACTACAACTTTTCTTCCGCTTGCAGGAGTTGCAGTAAATGTAAGAGTTGTTCCACTTACAGTATAAGCATCTGTTGGAGTCTGGTAAATACCATCAATGTGTACAATGCAATCATTTGGACTTGATACAGCTTGTGTAAGTGTAAATGCTGCTGATCCAGATGAGGTGAACACATCAGTAGTAAATGTATTTGTACCACCGCCGCCGATTGCACCCCAAGATGAAGTGTATCCTTCAAACTGGTTAAGAGTGCTATTATAACGAAACTGTCCCGCAGCAGGGCTTCCTGGCCTCTGTGCTGTTGTACCTGCTGGTATACTTGCTGCTCCAGTAGTGGCAGTAAGTCCAACTTTTGTTGCTAATTGTCCTGTAATTGTTGTAGAGAAGTTTGCATCGTCTCCCAACGCGGCCGCCAGTTCATTTAAAGTATTTAAAGTTCCCGGCGCCGAATCCACAAGATTAGAAAGTGCAGTTGTTACGTATGCGGTTGTTGCTAGTTTTGTACTATTATCACTGGCACTTTGTGTAGTACCCGTTGTAGCTGTATTTATGGTTCCG